ATCCCGGTCAATTCCGATAACCACGATAGCCGTGTAGTCGGCTCTGGCACTCTCGCTATAGGCAAAGTCAACTGCAGCAAAGACATTAAGTTTTCTGTCTCTGAACCACCAGGTCCCATTCTGGTTAACCATGTGCTTCTTGTCGTAGTACTGGAACTTGCCTCGGTCAATTCGCATGTCTCCAGGATCGTTGGGGTCGTTGTAGTACTGGGCTCGGAACTGTGTCCGGTCGAGGTACTGTGCGCGCTTGCGGGCTAGAATCTTTTGGTCAAAGCCGAACTTCTTGCCGTCAGAACGAATCTGGATAGGCCACAGGAATTCACCTGTACCGTCTCCGATGTTCTCCACTGCACGCTCAAAGACCTCGTAGACGGGTTCTTTGTCCACCACTTCGTTGTTCTCATCATACACGTCTTCATGCATGTCGATAAGTTCGGAGTAGAGGTCCTTGGGATGATAGCGAGTACCACAAGCCCACACAGAAGCATCACCGCCTTGAATGGATGCCAGAAGCGAGTACTGGCTCTGGACCTTATTGCGGCCCTCGTCGGTGTAGGCGTTCTCGTATACCACGACGTCATCCATGACGGCGACATCACAGTGTAGGCCGGTCAGGCTGGTAGTAAGGCCCCCGGTGAACACTGTGGCATCACGAATGCCTTCTTCTTTACGCTTGGGGTGGTCGACCGCGATCTCAGTGTTGGTCCACCGTTCGCGTTTACCCTCTTCCTCATTGATCATCTCCGGCCAATAGCGACGATAAATATCGCTGGTCAGAATGTCTTTGATGAACTTAAGCTGTTTCTCGGCCAGGTGGCTGGTGGCGGAGACATAAAGAATCCTGATGTCAGGACGCCTCGTGATCTCCCAGGCCACCCGAAAGGCGATCATACGGGACTTCTGGTGATCACGAGGCAGCAACAGCAGCTGATGGGTCTTGGCATTCTGCCGAGTCCACCATTGGCAGAGCTCGACATGGACCGCACCCATCACCTGCTTAGGAGAGATAAGACGAATAAACGTCTCAAAGTCCGCGAGCGCGGCCTCCTTAATCTGCTCTTTCTTAGTCTCTCGGGTTTCGCTTTGCGCCACTGGCAGTCCTCCGGTAGCTTCGGTTGGCCCGTTTGGACTCCATACGAAGATTCTTTGTCCCCTTCTTGGGGGTATTCATAGGGTTCCCGTCGGCATGTCCGACATCTTTCCCGTCACCCTTACGGGCCTTGCCTTCGCGAATCATGGCAGCACGAGCCCTGTTGCGGGCCATTCTGCGCTTGAGCCGCCTGGCGACCTGCTGTTGGCATTAGGCTTTACCACCTTTAATTACAGACAATCCGATGCGGGCTAGGTCCTCATCTTCCACGGTAAGCGCCTCAGCTGCCTTCTTAAGCTGGCCTTCGAGCTCCTGTTTAGACGGTCGACCTCGGACACTCTTGTCATATTCTGCAGTCGCAATGAACTTAGCAGCAGCAAGAGCTTGAGCACCATTCTCACCGTTCATGATCTCGAGGGCCTTGGCGATGGCTTCTGACTTCAATTGGAGATTAAGTTCCGATATCCAGACCTCAAAGGCCTCCCGGAACCAGGCACACCGCATGAGGCGTAGCCAGTGGTTCCAGTCGCCCAGATACAGCATTGCCCACTTGCGACCCGTCGGGTCTTTAAGGTTGACAAAGGTGGTCCGGCAATTGATTAGACCGGGCCGTGTGTCATAGAGATCGAACACTGGCTCGCAAATGAGCCGATGCTTGGGACGATCAAAAGTCTTCTGGTAGAAAAGAGCTTCGGTGAGCCAGACGCCCGATTCACCCTTGTAGGGTGGTGCTATTAATTTTTTCATCGTGATTAAGTCTTACGTGCTCTGGCGAGGATGGTGCCTGAGGCAAGGTCAATAGTCCCACCGGTCTCGTTCTGAAACCGAACTGACACCGTGTCGGCGGCGCTGACCCAAGCCGTCATGGTGATGCCTTGGAGGTCTAGGCTGAAGGTAGCCTCGGCGAAGTCACCCAGTACAGCCCCAGTTACCGTGACGGTAGTTGTAACCCCAGCCCCATCGGTGAGACTGGCGGGGTCATATGTTGCGGTCCCGAACATCCGTGCGCCGTAAGCTGAGACTGTTGAGCAATACCCGGCAAACGTCAATGATTGCATTTCGGCTGCCGTGTGGTATTGCTCCAACTTGAAGCCACCCACCATAAAGGCGTTTTCAATAATCCCGCCGAGATTGTTGCGAAGATCAATCGGATAGCTCGGATAGTCCGTGCCATAGATGCGCAGACCCCGAATGGCGAAAAACACTGAGCCGCCGACGTTGAGGCCGATCGCGGTCGGCGCACTGGCGCTTGGGACATTGATGATGCAGCAGTTGTTGATGCTCGGGTTTGAGCCAAGGAACTCCAGAGCATAGTCTTTGCCGGTGCCATGCCAGGCCTCGACCGTTACTTCGAGCCACTTCGAGTTTTGGGCGGTGCTGTGTTGACCACAGTCGGAGACGGCGCGAGTAAAGGTGCTGTTGGCCCCCGTGTCGCTGTAAGCCAGTCCATTGCCAGCTTGGCCGATGAACATATCATAGACGTTGTACACGCCACTCAGGATACAGCCGGTGTTCAGGGACGAGTGCTGCAGGACCTTGATTTTGCATCCATAGGCTTCATTGGCCCCGGTCGTGACCATCTTGAGGGTGTGGTAGCCCCCGGTTCCCTGAATATCGACCTCGGACCCCAGGATGGCGGCGGGGCTGGTCGCCTGCATCCGCACACACTCAACGGTCGAGCTGGCGTGGCCTCTGAAATGGGGGGGGCCGATCAGGTGCGCCCGTTCGATGCGGGTCGTGGTGGCGTCGAAGAACCACGCGGGCGATCCAGCGGTGCGCTGCCTGATTTCGCAGGTACCGTGGAAGGTCTTGTCGCTTCGATGAATGATGTTCGTGACGCTGTAGATCGCACTCGAACTGCCATGGACTTCGTCAGCAACATCCATTGCGGCTTGCATCGCGACACTATCGTCAGCCGTGCCGTCACCTACTGCGCCCAAGGCTTCGGGCGCCACAGACTTGTCTGCAATGAACCAGTAGCCGCCGTTGGTCGCATCCGTAGAGCCGTCCGGCATGAAGCGATCAAGCGAACGGAAGTATGATGCAGCGGGATAGCTGTTCGCCGTAATCGTCGCCAACGACAGGCGGGCATATGTTGCACCACCGGATCCTGCCGTCGTGTATCCAAGGGTTTGCAACGATTTCACCTCGGCGGGGATAGTTGCAGCTTCAACCAACGCTCTCGTACCGTAGATAGGGACACCGAGATTATCTCGTGCAGATGCCGTTGTCGAGGCTCCCGTGCCACCGTCCGCGACCGCTAGATCGGTGATGCCGGTAATAGACCCACCTGTAATAGATACAGCCGAGGCCGCTTGTGTGGCGATGGAACCGAGACCGAGCGTGGTCCGTTGTGCCGACGCGTCTGCATCATCCAGAAGGGCGAGACCTGCCGCCGTAGGATTAACCGCCGCATATTCGTCTAGGTTGGCGCTGTAGGCTTGTACGTTCGTGCCAATACCGAGGCCAAGGTTGGTGCGAGCGTCTGATGCATTTGATGCCCCGGTCCCGCCATCAGCCACTGCAATGTCAGTGCCGCCGGTAAAGCTACCACCAGTAATCACAGGTGCCGTCAGACTAGGTGCATTGTTAAACACCGCAAGACCTGCACCCGTCTCATCCGTCAAGGCAGCAGCCAGATTAGCACTAGAAGGCGTAGTAAGGAACGCGGCAACATTAGTGCCGGGAGCCACAGTCAAAACATCAGTAAGGCGAGCCGCATCAGAACCATTGACCGGAGTTGCCAGGTTGGTGATGCGATTGTCATTCATGTCAAGAGAGGCCTCCATCTGGTTAGGACTGGTACCGTCACGACTCAGCGTATTCTCGAGAGCCGTTTCGATTGCATCCAGATTGGAGTTCAAAGCTGTCGAAGAACGATAGCCTGACTGCAGACGGGAAATGGTTAGCTTGGAAATTGTTGTGGTCCTTTGTTGGGTCGACCCACTATCGTAGGGAAGAGGACAAAAAGAAAGGGGGCCGGGCTACAAGCTCGGGTACCCCTTGAGCGGCGTTTACGGCAAGAGTAAGCAAGTAGAAGGATTGACAAAGAATAAAGATTAAGTATCTAAGAATCCAGTAACCCTTGTGGGTAACATCTACATGAGCTCTCTTGCGCTATGCTCTAATTATAGCATATTTTAAAGACAAAGTCAATAGAGGTTAAGACAAATAATTACCTAATATCCATATCGAGACAGTATAGGAGATGGTATCCCCCGATGAGTCACCTTGGAAGACCTCATAGACGCTAGGTAACATCATATGTAGCATATCATGTCTCTCCCCCGAAATGGTATCCCCCAGGTCCAGTCGGATGGGAATTTCTCTGGGAAACTTTGAGGGTGTCATATGCAAGAATAAGGACCCCCGACCCCCCGGGGTGGCCCCCTTCAAGTAACACGCAAGACTAGCTCTAGTACATCCAAGGTTTCACGAGGGGGCGTTGAGTATAGCAGCGGATGAATACAGTAGAGGGGACCTTGCAGGCGTGTGTGAGTACTCAATGGGTTACTTCACCTATCCTTGTGACACCCTAAGCAACACCGACTGACACAGCACCTGGTTGCATTCATTACCTATTCCCATTCACCACCACCTAGACTGGTATCACCTGAATGTGACTTGCATTGTACCCGGTGATCGACTAGGCGCGCGGGCCCGTTCTTATATCCCACAGGGCCTGGGAGCTTTGTCTCTCAAAGTGGTTTGAGATGCAAACCGAATAGGGGAGGGAAGGGTGCCGAGAGAGAGGGTAGGGGCGGGGGACGCGAGGGTCTATCATGGACCTAGTCACCACCTGGAATTGTCAACGTCCCTTTACATAGGGGGCGAATAAATCGACATTCAGGCCCATAAATCATCATTTCATATCGTTTATCGATGAATACTGTCATCACCCTGTCACATAAGGGGTGTCTATGGACGGTGTTCCCGGCGACGAAAACCGGAGGCGACGGGGCAAGGTCCCCAAGGCCAAGATGGACGTGCAAAATCGGGTCCCGGAAGTGCTACGGCGCTAGAAGGGAACCCCGGACACCGGCCATAAGACCTAAGTGCCAAAGAGGCGGACCGTGACGGGTCTGTAGGATGATAGGCGAAGGGGCATTGCGGCCCTGAAAGCCCTGCTAGGTTCCCGGAGACGGGAGCGAACGTATGGGATTGCCTAGCGGAGATGCCGCGTCCTGATAAGGTGACGACAATCCTACGGGTCAAACCGTAGGGCCTTAACGTCGAACATTGGCCGGGCGCAATAGCCTCGCTAGATGGTCCCCTGAAACGATAGGGGGAAAACCGGGACAACACTGATACCAGCAAGGTTATAGGGATAAAGCCCGCCACCCGGTTAGAAAAGCTCTCTAACGTTTGCCCCATGGCATACCCCGCACGGTTTACAGACACTCCGCGCGGCAGGAACCGGACGGGCAAGCGTTAGTGATGACAGGATGGGCTTAGATGCCCCGACACATTAACATTGCGCCTATGCGCTTGCCTGGTCGATGCCACTCGTGGTCCGTCCTGTCATCCCTAACGCTAATGTTAGGGTTTGACCTATGGGACAAAAGACAATGACCAATCGTTTTGCTACCTATGCGATGGCTGAGAAGACCACGTTTAAGAACGCTCTTATCTCTATCCGCACTCGCGGCACTAACTTGGCCCGCGACACCCACAAGGCCAGCATTGCGGCCATGCTTTACTCCTTGGCTCCGGCTATGGGTGGCTCGCTCAATGCTGACCCCGCGATGCGTCTCTGTCAGCACATCGCTGACGGTATGCCTCGCAACAAGGTCGTGCTGTGGTTCAACTACTTCACGAACGTCCGTATCACTGTCAAAACGGCACCCGACGGCTCTGTGTCGTGGTCGTGCCGCAATCTCGGTCCTGATCACGCCGACTATCGTGAATTGACCGAAGATGGCATCCAAGAGGCTATCGACACGCCTTACTGGAAGCTGAACCCTGAACCCGACGTCGCCCCTCTCGATATCAGCAAGCTGATCGCCAACGCTATCAAGCGTATCGAGAAGGCTAGTGCCGACGGCAAGCTGGTCGCCGACGCTCGCAACGAGAGCCGCATCGCTGGCCTCAAGGCCCTAGTCGCTGGTGTCGTGCTGGCTGCCCCGGTGGCTGGTCGTTCCGTGCCTAAGAAAGTGACTAAGAA